GGTAAAAATTTGGTCAAGAGAGTATTGAATACTTAAAGTTTATTTTAAATAAGGGTGTGTTTGGAAAAGAGTTCCTAACAAAAAATATTGACCCCATGAGTGCTCAACCTACAAACCAATTTCATTTTGATACTTTTAAATTAAATGAATACCTACAAAAAAAATGTATTGAAAGGGGTATTAAAATTGAAGAAGATACTATTGAACATGTTAGTTTAAATAAAAAAGGTATTGATTATATTAAAGGAAACAAAAAATATAAGGCAGATTTTTATATAGATTGCACAGGGTTTAGGAAAGTATTAATAGGTAAATTTAAAAACAAATGGAATAGTTTTAAAAAATATTTAAAAGTAAAATCAGCTATTGTATTCCCAACAGGTGACTCTAAGAATTACAACCCCTACACTACTGCCACAGCTATGAAGGCTGGGTGGATGTTTAATATCCCTGTATGGGGAAGGCATGGCAACGGTTATATTTTTGATAGCGATGTAATTACAAAAGAACAAGCTCAAGAAGAAGTCGAAAAAAAATTAAACAAGAAAATAGAAGTTAGGAAACAGATTAATTTTGACCCCGGCTATTTAGAAAAAGTATGGGTAAAGAATTGTTTTGCAATAGGACTTAGTGCTAATTTTGTAGAACCATTAGAAGCTAGTTCAATAGGGACATCTATCCAACAGTCTTATTTACTGGCCCATAATATTATAAATTATGATCAAAAAACTATAGATAATTTAAATAAAACTATGGAAGAAATTATGTTAAATATAAGAGATTTTATTTGTCTTCATTATATTAATAATAAAAAAGAAAGTTTTTGGAGAGAACAAATAATACCGGATTCTTTGCAATTTAAATTAGATATATTTAAAAATAGATTACCCATAAGGGAAGACTTCAGAGTAACTCAATTTACATTATTTAGAGAAAGTCATTACATGGCGGTCATGCACGGCATGGGTCTTTTTGATGTTGCAAAATTAAAAAAACAATATAATATGTTGGGTAACGAAATTAAAACTTCGGTTAAGATGCATAAAATTAATACAGAAAAATACATAACACATAAAAAATGGTTAGAAAGGATAAGAAATGAGTTTTAAAAAAAACGGTTTTATAGTAGTTAGAAATGCTGTGGATAAAAACTTAACTAATTTTTTATTTAGATATTTAAAATTAAAAAAAGAAGTTATAAACCACTTACAAGAAGTTAGATATCTATCTCCTTATGACGAATCTCAAGGTCATTTTGTAGATGAACAAGCACCAAATACTTTTTCTATATATGCGGATACAGCTATGGAAACTTTGTTGTCTCAAATTAAAAGTTTAATAGAAGAACATACAAAAATTAAATTAATAGAAACATATTCTTACGCAAGACTATACAAAAAAGGAGATGTGTTATCTAGACATTGGGATAGAGACAGTTGTAAAGTTTCTTCTACTATGTATTTAGGTGGGCAACCCTGGTCATTATATATAAACCCAACTAAAAAACCTGCTCAAGCAGGTATTAAAATAGATTTAGAGCCAGGAGATATTTTAATTTACAAGGGAGATAAACACGAACATTGGAGAGAAGAGTTTGAAGGAGACGTTTGTGGACAAGTTTTTTTTCACTACAACGAAATAAAATCAAAACAAAAATATGATACTAGAGTCATGTTAGGTTTGCCTGCTGATTTACGAAAAGACTATAATCCAGCAGATAAGGAATTAACTTAAATGATTATCTATCCTATAACTAGCGTTAATAATTTTTTTAAAAACCCTGAAAAAATTATTAAACTTTCAAAAAAATTTAAATACACTAAGGCAAGCGATGGTTCCTGGCCTGGAATTAGAACCAACAATCTTTCTACTACAAACTATAATTTTTTTAAACATACTATCTTGTCTGTATTGTATATGTACTATGGTAGTTCAGAAGCTATTGAATTTGACAAAGCAAGTTTGTTTTTTCATAGAATAAAACCTTATGCTAGTTCTAAAACAGATAGAAGAAACAAAGGTTGGATACATAAAGACAACTGTAGTTTAGGGGGTATTATTTATCTAAATAAAACGGCTCTTCCTGAAAGTGGTACAAGTTTATATACCCCTAAAAAAGAACCTATTTTAAATGATAAACATATTAAAACCAAAATTGATTACTTTAAAGACGGTAAAATTAATTTAACAAAGTATAAAAATACACAACTTGATCTTGAAAAAAAATTTATAAAAACCCATACTTTTGAAAACAATTACAATACTATGGTGGCTTTTGATGGACATCAATGGCATGCATGTGACAACTACTGTGTTGGTGAAAAAAAAGAAAGGTTAAGTCTAGTATTTTTTATACATAAAATAAGAGCTAATGATACTCCTAGAATGAGATTGGATCATTTGCAGTCTAGATTATGATTGACTTTAAGATAAATAGACATATATTGAGGTTTTAATAAGGAGAATTTTATGGCACAATATTTTGCAAACTTAGTTAAAGTAAAAGATCCATTTGATGGTTCAAAAGAAATATGGAAAGTAACCCAAGTAGTAGCAGTTGGAAACGATATACCTGCTAATGGTGATACTTTAGAAAATAACCCTAACCATGTTGATGGGGAAAACTGGTGTGCAAACTGGTTTAAAGGTGGTATGTGGAAACAAACACATAAAAATGGTTTAAGAAAACAATTTGCGGGACACGGCATGAGTTATGATTTTGCAAAAGATAAATTTTTAAATGCTCAAAATTATGCTTCATGGACTTTAGATGAAAATGATGAATACCAAGCCCCTGTTACTTACCCTACAATAACTACTTACTCAGCTGCAGGTGTTGATATTTCCTACTCTATTTTTTGGGACGATGATAATTTAATGTGGAAAGCTTTAGATCGTTCTTCTCCTAACAATTTATTCTCTTGGAACACTGAAACATTAAGCTGGGATCAAGAGTAATTAACCTGTATAGTGGTATTCTATGCTACAAAAATTAGGGTTTACTCCAGGATATAATAAACAAGTTACTGAACTAGGTGCTGAAGGGCAGTGGTTTGATGGTAATAATGTTAGGTTTAGATATGGTTCGCCAGAGAAAATAGGCGGCTGGGATCAATTAGGGTCGGATAAACTAACCGGAGCTGGAAGAGCTTTACATCATTTTGATAATAATGCAGGAGTTAAGTATGCGGTAATTGGTACAAACAGAATGTTGTATGCTTATTCTGGAGATCAATTTCATGACATTACACCTATAAGAACAACAATTGGTAGTATTAATTTTACATCTGATTCAGGTACACCAACGGTTACAATTACATTTCCATCTTCACACGGCATGGTGGAAGATGATATTATATTATTCAATGATGTTAGCGGAGTTACTGCAGTAGGTTCTACTTTTAACGATGCTTCTTTTGAAGATAAAAAATTTATGGCAACTTCAGTGCCAACAGCTACAACAATTACAGTTACAATGCCTGCCAATGAAACAGGAACTCCTTTAAGTAATTCTGGAGATGGTAAAGGTGCTCCTTTTTATCATGTAGGTCCATCACAACAGTTGGGTGGATTCGGTTGGGGTACTGCAAACTTTGGTGGAACTACGTCTGGTATTGCAACTACTACACTAGCAACAGCTTTAACAAATACTACAACAACTGACATAGTTCTAGCAAACTCAACAGCGTTTCCTTCTTCCGGAGAAATTAGAATTGGTACAGAAGACATAAGTTTTATAAACAATGACCAGGCAACAGGGACCTTAAGTGGAGGAGCTAGAGGTGTAAATGGTACGACAAAAGCTACACATAACCTAGGGGTTGCTGTAAGTAATATTTCAGCTTTCGTTGCATGGGGAGAATCATCAACAGATGATGTAACTCTTAACCCTGGTTTATGGGTTCTAGATAATTTTGGTACAAAATTAATTGCACTTATTTATAATGGTGCATGTTTCGAATGGGATTCACAACCGGCAAATGCTACTTCAATTAGAGCAACAATTATACCAAATGCTCCTACTGCATCTAGACATGTATTGGTATCTACACCAGATAGACACTTAGTATTTTTTGGAACAGAAACTACTGTTGGGGATCCTACAACTCAAGACGATATGTTTATAAGATTCTCTTCTCAAGAAAGTATTGATCAAACAGATTCATATACAGTTACTGCAGAAAATACTGCTGGTACACAAAGATTAGCCGCAGGCTCTAAAATTATGGGGGCTATTAAAGGTAGAGATGCAATCTATGTATGGACAGACACATCATTATTTTTAATGCAATTTGTAGGTCAACCTTTTACTTTCTCATTCCAACAAGTCGGAACCAATTGTGGATTGATTGGTAAGAATGCTTGCGTTGAAGTAGATGGTGTTGCTTATTGGATGTCAGAAAACGGGTTCTTTACATATGATGGTCAATTAAAATCTATGCCTTGTCTTGTTGAAGATTATGTTTACGATAATTTAAACACTACATCACGAGATTTAATTAACTGTGGATTAAATAATTTATTTACAGAAGTAAATTGGTTTTATTGTAGTGATGGGGTTAATCAAATTGACAGAGCAGTCACCTATAATTATTTAGAATCAAGTGCTAAAAGACCTGTATGGACTGTAAGTTCTATAACTACAGAAAATAATTCTGCTGGAGCTGCTACAAAAATAGGTTTACCAAGAGCTTCTTGGGCAGACTCTGCTGTATTTAAAAACCCGCATGCAAACTATTACGATCCCGATAGTAATACTTCTTATGATGTACAAGGTAACACTGATGGTTGTACAATATATTATGAACATGAAATTGGGACAGATCAAATTGATTCAGGAGGAGTAGTTACCCCATTAAAAGGAACAATTACATCAGGTGAATTTGATATTACACAAAAAAGATCTTCAACAGGACAGAGTATTGGTATGCCAGACATCAGAGGTGATGGTGAATACATTGCAAAAATTAGTCGTATTATACCTGATTTTATAGAACAAGTAGGGGACACTAGAGTGTCATTAGTTACTACAGATTACCCAATTAATGTACCTGTGGTGATACCATTTGATATAAAGACAACTCAAACAAAACAAGATACAAGAGTCAGAGCTAGAGCAATTGCTTTACAAATTTCTAATATAGCTGCCGCACAAAATTGGAAGCTAGGTACATTTAGATTAGATATAATGCCTGACGGAAGGAGAGGATAATGGCAACAGATGCAGAGATAAGAGCAGCAGGTTTATACGCAGTACCTAAAAATCCCCCTCTCTC